TTATTAGTTTCTTGCCAAACTTACGTGTATACCATGACGGTTTATTCGGCGCGGTTGCTGGACTATTGAAATTTACTTGCGTTCCCTGCGGAGTAAATGGCGACTTCTTTCGTCGTGTGAACCATGATGACTTTGGTTGAGGACCTTGTGTAGATCCTGTAGGTACATTTTTCATGATTGGTGGTCGTACCAATCCATCAGCAGGGGGCTGAGAGACCGATGAAATAGTAGATGGACCCGACGCTGTTGATTTGTCGTCTCCAGGTTCAGCATTGCGTAAAACAAGTGTAAATAATTTGTTAACATCAAATGCCTGAGCAGCAGCAGCAGGAACAGCCGGGACAGCGACTTCATCAATTTTCAATAACAATGTAAATAGCCTATCTATATCGTTTACGTCTTCCCGTCTCGGCTGTAAATCTTTCAGTACCGAATCGTTAATCGCCGTTGATAAATCCGCCAACGGCTTCTTTTCCCGCCAATTTAATTTATGTGCTATATCACTGCGATTTCGTGCGTTAAACAGCGTTGTCCACAACACATGATGGACCACTTCACATTCTTTGGCTAAGATAACATTTGAATCAGATTGGCACTGCGGCAACTGATCAAAAAATTGTGCCAAATATGGCTTTAAAGCTTCTAGGGCTTTCGGCTCGCCTAAATTAATACCTAATGAAGTAAGAATTTCAATCTCTTCCGGCACTAATTGATTTTTTGGATCCGCCGGATTCGCAAAATACGCTTTCCTTCGTGCGGAATCAAGGCGTCCCACAGGAAGTGAGAACCCCTTATTCGCCAAATAAATTGTAACAGACATCTGTCTCCCTACTTAGGCATTCTAAACGGCGTATGCCTTTGAAGACGAATGTGTTTTGCTTCGGTCTAAATGAATCTCCTTTTTCTATGGCTAGAATACACTATGACCGACACCACCCCGTCGCAAGATGTTATGCCCGTTGCGTCCTCTGGACTTGAGCGCCGCGCCATCACCTTCAAAAACCAGAAGCGCGTTCTTTGTAAGCAAGATCAGGTTGTTCTCTGGCTACAGGAATTTTACACTATTCCGGGCAACCTAGAAAAACTACTATCAATCCTACAGGGAAAATCGGAAATCAGTCTTCGGCTTGTAGACTACTTTGTAACCAACTATGCAAAGAAGATGAATACTTCATTCACAAAGGAGAATCGTCATTTCCTTGTATACTTTAACTACAAGCGTGAGCTCAACGCATATTCTAAGCGTCTATTTGATCCGTTTTGCCGTCGTGAGCGTATCCAGTTTGAGGCACGCGGACAAGAGCCATTTGTTACCACTGTAGGACAGCTCAACTTCTTCCGTTGGTTTATTGAGAAGGAGATTTATGACTATGTTCTTAAGAATCGTGAAACAATTGAGAAGGATATGAATAATACGCTAAAGGAGCATTATTCGCGCTCAAACAGCACTGTATCCGTTGGTGGTTCTGAGTCTCTAACAAATAGCATAAGTTCAACAGGCGCGGGCTCGGCTGCCGGCTCCGATATTTCTATCGTTACACCGCCTGTTGCTGCTGAGGGAAGTAAGACATCCCGAAAGAAGCGTTGCGAGCTCACAACATCCGCCATGAAAAAGGTAAATATCCATGAGTGTGAGATTGTAGTATCGTTCAGTTGATTGTAAAATATATAGATAAAGTAAGATGGGGGCATTAGGAATTCTTGCCGCGGCGGGAATGCGTATCTATCATTTCCTGCTCTGTACGCTTATCATCTTTGGATCTCTCTTTTCAACATCACTGTGGGAGTGCCTTTTTATCCTAATGTTGCTTGTAATCGTCCATGTATCACAAAAGACATATAAACGATGTATCTTTACAGAGATTGAAAAGATAGATGGTATTCCTAGTATGTCGGAGGTGATGAAGACCGTTGTTTTAGGTCATGATATGGATACATCAAGAGAATCGTTTGAACTTCTACTGACCAATATATTCATCTTTATCATTTGTTTCCGTATGGCATGTATGGTGGTAATACCACCAAAAATCCTATTTGCTTAAATTTATTTCTTAGACCGGCAAACATTTAAAATGGGCGCCGTAGGCGCCCATTTTGTATGATTTGCCGTGCCCTGACCTACGAATCAAATGAAACGGGCACCTCTGGTGCCCGTTTCAAATGTCCGTAGGTCTAAATACCATTTCCAGTACAAATAACTGGCTTGGGTTACGGGCTGGCAATATCTTATACTGTCTAGGATACTGCCTGACTGAATGGAGTAGGCGCACTTCGCACCAATGTTGATAATTCGTGCGTTCATTTGTACTTTTCGGTTTTGTCTTGGTCCATTCCCGTAAATTCTTATTATGCCACGCGACACCATAGCGGTCAACTCCGTTGCCGTCGTCTAACGCAACCAACGCAACAGGGAAATTCTCCCAAATACCCTTGCGCAGTTTGAGATCCGGTACCTTAAATCCGTCTAATATTTCCTTGATCTCCGCGGTATTTCGCGTATTGTTTTTCGGCGAAGATGTACGGGATTTGGGAGATTTACGGGTTTTATTGTTTTCCAATGATATATTTCCCCACGCGATATTTCCTTTTAACATCGCCTGGTAAATTGGATCCTTTGCAAGCGCGTCTGCTAGCGTCTTTCCTGGCGATTTCGGCGATTTACGCGTCTCTGGCATTCTTACAATGGGATATGAATTACTTCTTATTTGTCGTGCGCCAGTCATCCTGCTTCGGTCTTAGTAGTTCATACGCTTGTAGTGAATTAATATCCGTTGCTGCCTTGGGCGGGAGCCAACGGTCCATAAACTGCCGCTGTGTTAGGGATCGGTCCGTATCCACGCTTAATTCGCGATTGTCTTCGTATACCACAGCATTCAGTTCCCTTATAATATTTCTCGACCCGTCTTTCTGTGCGTCCAGTCGCTGCATATAGGGATTTTGTGACATTTCCTTGGTAGGGTGCGTAATAGGACCTGCCGGTGGAGGTACACCAAGTGACTCTGCTGTTGCCGGTCCTCGTATTGGATCCGGTATATACTCTGGCTGATTTCTATACTTAACTGCATTGGTACGTGACGGAATAGGATTCATATCCATGTATGCCGGAGGGTTGCGTTGTAGATTTGACGACGATACCTGTGTCGGCGGCGTTGCATGGAAAAAGTCCCACGCACGGCTATTGATGGCATCGCGCGCATTGTACTCTTTGCGAACACGAAGAATAGGACAGGTTTGTGGCGCCGCCGTGGGGTCATGGAGTCCAGGATAACCGAAACGCTTTGACCTTTCATATGCGTCCCATCGCGCATCAATAGAATCATTAGCGTCCATTCTATCTTTGGGGTTTTTCTTATATGCGAATTAGAACGGACAGTCTAAACCTTTGACACTTAATATTAATAATAAGATGTTCCGTGTAAAGACACGACGTAATAGTAAGCGGGCGACCTCTCCCACACCTGTGCTTCCTGTTTCTCCTATTGCTGGCGGTGCAGCAGAATCGGATATTTCAGGTGCTGCTGCGCCGGTTATTACCGATATTTCTGGTACAATGGTTGGCGGTGAAACCGCCGATAAGCCTGCCTCATTTATGTCTCGCCTTACAAACTTCTTTGAGGCAGAATCGGCGGCGGCGTCTACAACGAAACCGTGGCTGCGATTAGAGCGCGGGCTGCGTCTACAAAAACTGCGCACCTTTGCTGAAACCTATCCTGGATTATCCACGGATGAAAAGGAACTTTTGAATAAGGCACTTGCAAAGGCGAACGATTCTAAATTGCTCAATACAAAACAACAAATTGTGTATGAAAACGGCAAAATTTTAAGCATCCGCGGTTTAAAAATTGTTCGCGATGGAGATCCAACGCACCTAGCCTCTTTTAAAATTGAGGTGCCTCGTCAAACCAAGAAGAAGGGAAGCGAATAATACAAAATGATTACCAATATAGAGATGCCTTACTCGGCATGTATTGATTGGTTTGAAGACTGGATATCGGTTGAGGCACCGACACTGGTTGACGAGTATGACCTTTCCGCTTGGATGGAAGAGGAAATGAACACTGTCAATAAACTGTTTATTTCTACGGCGTTTAAATCAATTCGTGCGAAAAATGACGCGATTCTTATTTTACGCGCATTATACTACGAGTATTTCCTCTTTCAACGCGATCTTGCGTTAAAAAATTTGGTCGCGAAACCTGAAAATGTAAAACGACTCAAAGAGCTGCCACAGTCGGCGCAGAAATCTGCAGCGTGGCACAATGAGAGTCTTGAACTTCTAACAGGTCATGAGTTTGGGTCTGTGGTGTACGGGACACCGGCGGGGCGTGGACTTGTTATCGCAAAGAAGTGCGGAACACCGGTGGTGGTGAATGAGCATGAAATGGCGTCGGCGTCGTCGTCGCAAATCGTGTTTACTTACGACAGTGAAGGAAAGCTATCACCGTTCAAATGGGGCTGGCGTTATGAGCCGGTGGTTCGTGACGTTTACGAGCGATGTTTTGCGGAAGGGGCGGTCTTTGATGGTTTGGGACGCATTCGGCACCCGTTTCTGCCGCGTTTGGCAGCATCGCCCGATGGACTAATAGTCAGCGGACCCCGGTGCGGGCGCCTTGTAGAAATCAAATCGCCCATCACACGCGAGCTTACCGGTACGATTCCACCGGATTATTACTGCCAGATTCAACTTCAGGCGGAGGTATGCGATGTGGACGCCGTGGACTACGTAGAAATGCGGTTTAC